GTTAATGAACCGTCTGAGTTTTCTTCCATGATCTTTGTGGCCTTGCGAACCTGTATGTTCCAAGATTGCACGACCTCAATTTTGTCGTACTCAAATACTTTTGTTATGTCACCGTTTGCCATATTTTATCTCCTTGTATGGACTGTCCGACCCTGCTATCCCACAGGGTTAATTTGTTATGTCGTTTTAAATGTTACTTGGCCGTGAAAGAGTCCAGTCCGTACCTGATTTCCATACAGATATAAAGTACCATCAGCGTCTAACTCAGAAATTCCAGAACTTACGGTAACAGTGTTTCCGCTTCTTGCTCTGACAATTCCTGTGTAGAATTGGAGAGCACTATTATCTTCAGTAAAAGGTATATCGGCTACGTTAAGAAAACCAGAACCATTGCCTACATCGGCTACGTTAAAACTAAAAAAAACGGTTAATTTAGTGCCAATTTTTATATACGTCCCTATTATACTATTTACAGTGGTTAAACTTCCAGTTGTAGCACTTATAGCTGGTGTCCAAGTGCCTTCTTCATAATCGTTTAAATGGTTGGCTGTAGCGGTATCTCCATGAAAGGCTATTCCTGAGGCGCTTATTCTGACACGCTCTGCTCCAGCAGTTGCTAAACCTAATACATCTGAACCAATTCTATACATTCCAGTGTTTGTATCACCGCTAAATGTAAAACTAGGCAAACTAGCTGTGCCATCTGCTATTGCTACTCTACTATTAAATATAGCCGTACCAGCGTCAGACATATCAAGTTTGAGGGCAGTAAAAGATGAGGCATTATCAATCCCATTAATTAATATGTCACCGTCACCTTTAGTATTTTTTATGACCAAATCAGTGGCGGTATTAAAAATCTGTGCGATCTGTGTACCATCGTCTTCAAACTGAATAATGCCACCAGTAATATTGCCTAATGTTAAGGTAGTGTAATTGGCATAATGGTCTATTGTTTGAACACCAGCATCCCCAAACATGCCAACATTTCCTGATGATCCTTCAACAAATAAAGAATGTTGACCATCCTCAGTTTCAACACGGAAGTCAAAGTCTCGACCCGTATCATTAAATACAGTTTCTGTTGCGTTAAATTTTAAACGATTGTTTGTAGCACCAGCGGTGGCAATTTTAAAAGTTAGTTCTGCACTTTCAGCCCCATCTGATGCATCTAAAATAAACGATTCAATAAAAGCATAATTAAGAGTTGAACCACCACTTCTATCATTTTGCGCTTGAAAATTTATGCGCCCTATTGCATCATTATCATCAGGATTAGCTGAGTTCCTAAATAAAGTTAAGTTAGGGCCAACATTTGCATCGGCATCAGTAGAAATAAGGGTAAGCTGTGTAGTATTATCAGCAGTTGTAATTGTAGAGCCATCATTAGCAGCAAACCCACCGTTAAACACAGTCGCAGCCGTGGTGGTCAGGACGCCTGTTACTAGGGCAGTGCCACCAACAGTAGCATCAGTAGTCACAGCAAGATCACCAGCAACAGTTGTTGTTGAGTTAACACCCGCAGCAATGGTTACATCAACCTCACCATCTGTTGCATGTTCACCTTCTATAAGTAGACCCACTGTTAACTGGTTTGCACTGCCATTACTTTCTGCAACTAAAAACTCTAGCTTACCTGCTTCATCTGTGTCAGCAGACTCAGATATTGTTGCTTGAATTTTAGCAAAACTTATTTGTTCTTGGGCAGAATTGTCTGCAATAAATTCTATTTTACCAATTTCGTCCCCATCAGCACCAGCAGCGCCTTTGTCTTTTATAAAGTAAAGTCTTGATGAACTAGCGTTGTTTCCAGTTTGCCTAATAGTCACAAGAGGATCATCAGCATTTGCAGATGTAAAGATTACATCATCACCGGAAGACGTAAACCCACCACTAAAAACAGCCGCAGCCGTGGTGGTAAGGACGCCTGTTACTAGGGCAGTGCCAGAAAGATCAAGGTTGGCATTGACATCAAAAAGAGTAGCAGTGAGGTCAACCTCGTCTGTAGCCCCTATAGCTAGTATTGCGTTACTAGCGCCTTTAATAAACTGGGATGCATCATTAAACTGCAAAGCCATTGTGCTATTAAGCAACAAGCCTGTGTCATGAACGTGGGTAAGTGTTACCTCAGCATTAGCACCAAATGTTACAATAGCGCCATCTGAGTCTAAGGTGAGGTTATTACCTATTCCAAGATTATTGGCTACAGTGCCGCTTTCATCTACATCAAGTGTGTCAATGTGCGCTGTACCATCAATGAACAAGTCCTTAAACTCTAAGGATGCTGTACCTAAGTCCAGCGTATTGTCAGTCTTAGGATTTACTAAAGAAGCAGTAACAACAAGATCTTGTGAAGGACCAAGCTTAGTGATAGGACCGCCTTCAGCGGCTGTACCATCGTGAGTGTGACCCCCTGTTGCTAGTGTAGCTGCAATTGCATCAAACTCGCCATCCAAATCAGAAGCGTTAATGACGTTACCATCGGCAATGTTATTTCCCGAATCGTTTCTTACATAACCTGTACCCATGGTTTTTTACCTTCTTGTGTTTATACCAAATTCTAGCGTAACTGCGTCAAGCGAGAATGGTGGATCTGTACTGTCTGACTCAAATTGTATGGACGCTACAAAACCTGAGCCTATTAATTGAGTTTCGAAGAGTGTTAATAGTTTTTGACCATACGTGGCGGTCCCGCCATAAGTAACATTACCGTAAAAAGAAACTTCAGTTGTAGCATTATTAAATACAATATTAGCAGGCTGTATACTATTCTGTTGATCAAAGTCTAGCTTAAGGTTTAAGTCAAAAGATACACTACCTTGAGGGTCTGTATAAAGTATAGCCTTGTAGAATGTCTTACGTATCCTTGCATCATTTATTGGTAGGAATGGTGTAGAAAAAGTACTTTGTATTTTAGCACCATCAAAACTATTTCCGCTTTCCATTCTGTACACAAAACCATCATCGTTAGCAAATACTATAGTCTCTGTGTTTTGGAAGAACCGACTAGAAGCTACATAAGCACGTATACCCCTTGTCTCTGCCCATGCCATCTGAGCACCGCCCTGACCTGCAAACTGAGTACCAAGTATACCTTTAGCGTTATTTTGTGTAATGTTAGTGTTAAATCCTAGTAGTCTATACTGAGACTTCTCACGAACAACTACACTTGCAAAAGAAGTATTACTAGTTATGAAGCTAGTAAACTCGCTTTGAATAGTTTTAGACACAACGGCTAAACCAAAATCACCAATACGATCTGTTGCACTTAAAAGCCTAAGACCATCTGGTCCAAGGAACATTACATCTCCACCAGTTTCTTGAATAGTATCTGAGTCTATGCATCCAATGTCTATGGTTACTGGCTTTAACTGAAAGTCTGCAATGGTGTTACCAGTTAATTGTAGAATAGATGACTCTGTAAATATTATCAACTGCTCTCTAAAAACAATTAAACCTGTTACTGTACCTCCTACAGATACTGTACCAGCCCCAGAAGCTGCTGTAAAGTTATTATCTGTAAATGGTGCAGAAAAAACTATTACATTATTTATAGCAAAAAACAATTGGTTCTTAAAAGAAGTAACAAAGTCTGCACCTATTATATCTGTAGGCGCTGCATCTAAACGAGTAAAGTTTGTACCGTCATACAGTGCAGGAATATTAATACCATCTACTATTGCCATCTTTTCTGTGCCTGAAAAGTTGTACCTAGCTGATCGTGTTTTAGTTACTAAACCATCTCTTGCTGTAGATAGGAAAGTTACAACTGCGTTATCTGCAGGAGATGCTGCTAAGTTAGGACTTACAGCTAAGTCTGAGCCACCAGAAGATACTGATGCATCTGCAGTTACTGTATATACAAGGTTAACACCTGCAATTTTAAATACGTCACCTAGCTGTGGCGGGGCCGTTAGCCCATCTACTGCTAGTGTTGCACCTGACTCTGATCCACCGTTTACAAGGACTGTGCCATAACTAGGTACGTTAGCATGTACTACAGCACTACCAGAAACTTTAAATATATCTGCATTCCTAGATACAATTACATTATCTATAAATACATTACACCCTGTTATAAGGTGATTAGTTGTAGTAGAAGTAAAAGTAACTGCTGCAGCGTTTGCAGGCGAAGAATCTAAAGCGGGAGCAACAACTAGTGTAGCCCTGTTATTTGTTCCATCAAAAGTTACCCCGCCAGAGCCTATAGTGTATGTACCCGCTACGCCAGCTATAGTTAATTTGTCACCTGCCTCTGGTGTCTTATGGATGTTACCAAGTATAAGATCAGTACCAGACTGACTTGCACCGTGAACTACAGGGGCACCATACGGAGGTATAAGAGTGCTATTGTACTTGCTGAAACCTTCTATCCTACGGTAGCCGCCTTGCACAGAAGGCTCATAGTTTTTAAGCGCACGTGCAGAGCCGGGTGCATTAATACCCTGCTGTAACGGACTCATATTAGTAATAAGCCCACCCGTAAATTCTATAGGGTATGTTTGGCGTGTGGTTGCCATATATTAAGTTACCCCAGAAGAAGTTACAGAAGAACTGGCCCGTGAAATAACGGTAGATCTAACATAATCATATCTATTAATGTAAAGGCTACGCATACTTTTAATCTCACTCTCGAATCGACTCTGCATGATTGTCGCTTCTTGTGTCTCGCCTCTAAACATATATGCGTATAACATCGCACCATCTACTAGTATATGCCTAAACTGCTCTGGTATACTAGGTACATCTGTTGAATTAATTAAATCTATAGGCAGTCTATAATATTCGTAAACCAGTTCATACTCTTTGTCAGGCGCTGGGACAAAACCAAACTCTAAGTTAGGTGTCCTAAATACGTCTCTTGGTAAACCTTTCATACTTGCTGAAGTATTATACTCACCGTCTATGTATTTGTCTAGGTATTCTTCGTATGATATAACAGACAACCTACGTGTTTCATTACCTAGCGTATCATTGCGTTTAATACGAAAGCTATTAGTTACAACTGTCTTAGCATCTGCAGGGTACGCATAACGTACTGTACCTACACCCAGAGTTTCTTCAGCTTCTGAATGGTTAAAGGGCCATTCGTACTCATGCTGATTTACAAAACGTATAGCAGAATTTACAGAATCTTTTACCATTGCGTATTCGCCAACAGAAGCAGAAAAGTTAGTAGCTGTAAGTTCTACCTCATTAAGCCTGCGATTAACGTCATTCACTAGGCCAATATAATCGTATGCCATCTAGCGTTCCTTTATTCGTATCTTAATACTACGTTCCGCTTGACTGCCTGTAGTGTCAATCATTCTACAAAAGAAAGTGTACTCTGTATTATTTGTACCTGCACCCATGTTAATAGTAGCTACAGTACTTGTGTTAGTTTGTGATACATTCTGTATAGTGTCCGTAAACGCCCCACCAGAAGCTGCAGTAAGATTTTGACCAGCGTTTAGTTGCGTTTTAACATTGTAGGTATTAGACTTAACAAACCAAATAACGCTGCTAATTGTAGCACTAACAAGAAAACGTGACCAATCTACGCTGTAGTCTAGTTGTTCATCCGGGTCTTTAAGAGGCCATCGGAAACTCATTTACATATCCTCACTTGCATGTACAGTTCTATCTGCAGATGTCGGTTGTCTTCCTACAAAAACTAATCTAGCTTCACCAGTTACAAGTACTGTTCTTTCTGACGTAGTAGACATTACGCTGCCCTTGGAATAGTTATAGAACGTCTTTTGCTGTATTGATCTCTAACCGCTTCAAAGTTAAATACTACCCCAGCTACTGATGCTCCTGAAATATCTACGACTATTGTAGCAGTAACAGATCCTAAGTTCAAGGTTAATTCTGTAATATCTTCAGAAACTGCACCTGTAGCAGATACAGAGCCAAGTACTTGAACTATGTCTTCTTCACCGTAACCAGATAAACCGAACCTACCTGATCCGTATCTTGCAGAAACTAGAATAATAGCCATACTTTATTTCCTACGCAATACGTATAACAGTGGTACTCTCTCCAACAGCAGGGAACTGTAAAGTAAGATCCCCAGCAACAGCAGATGTAGTTCCACCAAAGTCAATCACGCACAAAGCTTTACCCGCTTTGCTGAAATTATATACGATACAACCTGAAGTGGCTGTTGTAACGTCTGCGAATACTGCATTTGCAAAGTCTACCATAGCAGTGGTATTGACTACTGTAATAGAAGGGCTTCCTAAGACTACCCCGCCTGCAGTGTAATTAGTACCAGAAGACTCATCAGTGTTACCTGTTATGTCTGAATAATTTGTTGTAGTTACATTATAAGTACCAGTAGGACTAGCTTTAATAAGTGCTAATTTAATAGTGTCTGTATCAAGGTCATGTATACCGCCAAGTAATTCCTTCTTAAAGCTGGTAGACATCGCTGTAGTAATACCCATAGTTTGTTCCTATATGCATAAGTATAAGTGGGCCAGTTTCCCAGCCCACTCATTGTGATTAATTAAGCTTGATCACGTACTGCTTCTTGAGCAGTCTTGTCACCAACTTCACTTAC